GGGGTGAAGTGAGCGCTCGATCCGAACTGAATAACATCAGCGTTTGTTGCCTTCGCGATTGTTGCTCCGATCAAGGATGCCTTGTCAGCACATGACGTTGAGTACTGAGTCTTCCTGTTAGGGTCGACCATCTTCTCGGTCATGGATCCAGACCGGTCGATGATAACGAGGTTCCTTCCTGGCAATGCTTCCGCAAGGTTTGGAACGGATGCTTCGTAACCGATCAACAGAGCCTGTGCGATCTTCCTTTCGTCCATCTTCGAGCCGAATTCTGTGATCAGAATTTCGATGGCCATGTCGATCTGGTAAGGCATGATCTTTGCCTGCCTGATAAGGGTTGGGTCCGACAGAACCGCGCACAGCTTGTCAATCGTTGCACGATCGGAGACTGTGTTCAGAATGCTCCTGATGTTACGCAGAGCTGCAAGAGTACCGAGCTTACCTTCGGTCAACAGAGCTCCCCAGTTTTCAGCCTTAGCTTCCTTGAGGATTTCTGCACCTTCGACCTTGGTGATCTTACCTGCCTTTATGGCCTTTGCAACTTCCTGACCTGCGTCAGAGTTAGCAACTTCCCAGGTGTCGGCAGATACAGCCAAGCCCTTGATAACGGCATCGATTGCAGATACCCTTTCGCCCTTGAATTCAACGAATGCCTTTGACTGCTTTGGATCAGGGTGAACGAGATTGATAACGTCGATTAACGCTGACTTGTACTTAAGGATCGAGTATGCGTCGAGCCTTTCGATTGTGTCAGCGAAACCCTTCTTCATTGAGTTCGTTGCCTTTGTCTTGTTCATAGCCGAGAAACAGGCGATGATTTCGGCCATGTCATCTGGACGGAAAATGGTTCCACCAGACTGATTCTTCTTGTTCCACAGTGAATAGAACCTCTTCGCCCATTCGAGACCAGCGCAGTAAGGAGCGAGGTAGCTTGCTGCGAGGTGGTTGATCGACCTCATACCTTCACCAACGCAACGTGAGTACACGATGCACTGTGCGGTTAGGTAAGGATCTTCCTTTGCACAGGCAGTAACGATGCCCTTGAGTTCCCTCATGGTTTCATTTTCTGACCTGTAGAACTGGTTTTCCAGCTTCAAGGTGTTGAGCATTGTGATCAGTCTCAACCACTTGTCGATCGCATAAGCCGCGTGGCCCGAACGATTGACAGTGTTAGGTGTAGGAACTGCGTTAGCAGCTACTAACTTCGCCTTAGGTGCCGTCTTGGCAAGCTTAGTACGAAGATTTGCGTTTCTGAACTTTGTCATTTCAGTATCGGTTTTTTTAGTTTGTTTACTTTACTCTTTTTACTACTCATTGGTCTCTTCGCGCGAAAAATATTCCAACTTGAGGAACAGATGGGATTCGAACCCATGATTGTACGGTTTTGCAGACCGGCCCCTTTGACCACTCGAGCACTGTTCCGTGCTTTACTCAGTATCCGCGGAGGGACTCGAACCCCCAACCCTTTGATCCGTAGTCAAAAGCTCTATCCAATTGAGCTACGCGGACGTGTATTCTTTATTAGTAGCCAGCAAGCGAATCGAACGCTTATCTCAAGTTCCGGAAACTCGTGTTCTATCCGTTGAACTAGCCGGCCATATCATCTTGGGAAATATTACAATCTCTCGGAGACGCGGACTCGTCTCCTTCCCATCTCGGTAATATCCGCACCAATGATGGAGTATTTTTTATAGTTTGAAAACATTATACCCTGGATAAGTTGAATTTGTTAACCAAAGAGGGATAAGCCCATTTTGTTCAGCAACTATATCCAAAACTTGTCTTTTTATTCTTGCATTTTCTATATAATGCTGCCAACGTTTTCCAAGAAAAGGCGCTAAATTAGAACTTTTTACTTCTACTAAAAATTCCAAATCAGTAGTTTTTACCACGAAATCTGGAATAAAAGTAGACACTTGATTTTGGCAATTGAGATACTTCGTTTTTATTTTCGTGTTTCTATCTATTGATATTACCTCATATTGTTTACAGAGGTTCATTAAAACGAAATATTCAAGTTTCGAATCGCACCTTATTGATTTTCCATTGAATCCATAGATGCAATGTATTCCATAACCGTTTACTATCCCTCTTTCCATTGCATCGACTCGAATTTTTGACATCTTATTTCTAAACTGCTCATTTTTTGGCATGTACTCATAAGTACACTTCTTTGAACAAAATTGTCGTTTTCGTTTTGCCCAATCTACCTCAAATTCAGTTTCGCAATTCTTACATGTTAATTTAATGTTGGCGTGTTTATAAGAGCTTAATTTTTTACTGACTTTTTCATTTATTTCCTTGCGCTTTTCTTTTGAACTAAATCCATGAGCACATTTCGATGAACAAAATCGACCGCTTCCGTACGTTTCGTCATGTTCAATTTGACAATTTTCACAAAGTTTCATTAGGTTTCGTTTATTTTTATTTATATTTGAACCTTTATTTTTACCTTGTTATTCATCGTGCGCCTATTCGGAGTTGAACCGACTTATCCTGATTAAGAGTCAGGTGCATGACCGCTCTGCCATAGACGCGTATTTGTTTTGGTGACCCAGGAAGGACTCGAACCTATGCCTTATGATTACAAAGATTAGTTATTAAATCATTAACATAAATTGAATCGTACACTTTAGTATAATGAATTTGAATCAATGTCCAACCGGCCTGTTCAATTAGTTCAGCTCTATTCTTATAATATTGTCGTAAACTACCATCCTTATTATAATGTTGATTCCCATTTACTTCAAGCCCAATTTTTTTTTCTATAAGTGCAATATCTATTGCAAAATATCTATTGGATAATGGAGTATACTCTTCAACAAAATTTAGATTTGCTTCTATTAATTTACTTTTTAATACTTCGCATGGTTCAGATACAAATTTGCTTAATTTTTTCCAGGGATGTTTGTCTGGATTTTCATGTAACCAAAGTTTGCGTTTATCTGAAAGAATTTTTTTACTTTCAATGGTGTGAGGTTTTCCAATGATAATTACTTTACCAGTATTCAAATTGTTACGTCTAGTTTCAGTAGCTTGCTTAATGCTAGTATTATCATATTTTGTTTTGCCTTTATTCCATATTCCATGTTCAAGTACTTTACTTCTTGCTAATTTAAGATGTTCAGCATACTCAAGTTTTCTAGGATTAAGATCGCACCAGTGCGAATGTGCAGCTTTTTGTGATGTTGAGAAATTGTCAAAGTCTAGGTTACAATGTTTACACTTCCATTTCATGTTTTAATTTATATATCCAAGCAATGTAAGGCTTTTGCTCTATTCATAAGTAGCCCCAGAGCGATTCGAACGCCCGACGTTCGGTTTAGAAAACCGACATTCTATCCTCTGAATTATGGAGCCATTTGTTGTCTTCGTATCCCTTACCGGAATCGAACCGATATCTAAGGTTTAGGAAACCCACGTTCTATCCGTTGAACTAAAGGGACATTTTATTTTATTATTCTACCTAATTGCCAACCGTCTGGAACAATGTCTCCTCTGTGTATTTTTGCATTTTCAGACATATTTGTTATCCAACAAGTTCCAAATTGAGAATTTGAGTCAGCCAGACCTTTGTTCTTATGTGATGCACTCATAAGTTTTTTAGTTTCTGTGCTATGTTGTTTATTTTTAAAATTAGTTCCAACTATTACCATTAGTTTTGACCGATATTCTGGGTCCTTCCATCTTCTTATCAAACCTTCTCTTTTATTGGTTGCTACTCTATCACTGTATTCAGAATCAGTTATCAATAATTCAGAATGTCGTTTACCACCAGCAGATGATCTATTTTTTTGTTGATCTATTGATATGAACCCGCCCTTTCCGCCTTTCATTAAATTCATACACATAGAATCATTCAAAATATCTTCATTTACTAGTTGAATTTCTCTATTGATTAGACTTTCTCTATCATCTAGAAATTCCAGAATTTCCTTAGTGTGATTTTTCTTACCATGCTTATTGATTGATAACCAGAGACGCTTCCCACTTCCCATGTAACCATCATTCAAATTTGAGGTTGAATGCATTCCTATGTAATATCGACCGGTTACAATACAAGTAGTTTTGTAAATGTAATGATAGTCATGTTGTTTTCTTGGCATTTTATACTGAATTCCTTTGATTATTTATATGAATTCAGGTACAAAATAGTCACGGCGGAAACGGGGAGATTCGAACTCCCGGACCCTTTCAGATCGTCAGTTTAGCAAACTGGTGGTATAAGCCACTCACCCACATTTCCAAAGTAAAGCAAAGAATGTTTTAGACAGTATTACATTACGGCGCGTCTTCCAATTCCGCCACCTGGAGAAGACTTATTAATTTGTCTCCAGGGAAGGGCTCGAACCTCCAGTGTACCGGCTCCTAAAGCGAAGTAACTGTACCAATTACTATTGCCAGTGTTTTGAATAAGTTAAAGCAAAGAATGTTTCAAACAGCGTTTTTCTAATAGCGCTCTAGTCGTTGAGCTATCTGGGCATGATCTTAAAAATTAGAGCCCAGAGCCAGATTCGAACTGACAACCTCTCTCTTGGATGGAGAATCGAAGTAACTGTTCAGATTACTATTGCTTTATCATGGGGTGTCTAACCAGATTCGAACTGGTGCTAAAAGATCCACAAACTTCTGTGCTAACCGCTGACACTATAAACACCATGAAAGTGCCGATGACAGGACTCGAACCTGCACGCTCTTTCGAACACGACATCCTAAGTGTCGCATGTAGACCAATTTCATCACATCGGCATTTTTAAATAAAAGTAAATGTTCTTTCATATAGTAAACGTTTATTGAACAGCTACAGATTACAGCATGTGGGCATGATTTATCTCAAAGTTTTCAGCTTGTACTTCTTCACCAAAGCATCTCCGACTTCCTCGGTCAAGTAAATGAACAGGAAGTAATCGAACCCGTCCTTGTGAGCGAGAGTACATCCACCGACCTCGTAGTAAGTTTCGTATCTTTTCCATTCTCCGTCGGCTTGCTGAGCGTAATGCCCGATCGGGTTATGTTCCTCCCTTCTCTTGATGAACACCTAGTGCATCGTGGACTCGGAAAAAATCTTCAGCAAATCATCGAACGGAGTTGGATCTGCTACTCGTCTGTAATTCTCGTCCTTTCTTTCGATGAATACGTCTAGAGCAAGGTCCTTGCACTCCCGCATTATCTTTTCGTGATCTTTAATTAACCTGTAAAAATCGTCCATTGGCTTTTTTATTTTCTTATACTACATACTCATAGTCGGACTCGAACCGACACGCTTTTAAGAACACTGGTTTCGTCAGGCACTCTGACCAACTGAGCTACAATCGCCATGTAATTACGTCAATCAAATTATTCCAACTTTGTTTTCTATTTCTTCGATCAACAATTTTGTCGTCATTTTTAACCATCGTACTTTTAAGGATACGACTATCGGGTCAATGGTCAAATGAAAAATTAATTTGTACCCAGGACAGGAATCGAACCTGCACGCTCTTTCGAGCACCAGTCCCTGAAA